CAAGTGCGCTTGGGTTGTATCCAGTAGGCGTGGGTTCTGCGGATTGTTTCATCCAATCCCAATACTCAGCCGCTGTTTCGTGATCTGGAATACGTTTCTCAAGCATCACTTTCTCGATTTCTTTAATGTCTTCGTCGTTACGGGCTTTGCCGTTTGCAATCAGTTTTGCACGCTTTTTCTCAAGCGACTCTAATTGACGGGCTTCCATGAGTTCGCCGCGAATCTTTTCATTCTCAGCGCGCATCTGTTCCAAAGCAGAATTTGTTTTTTCTTCCAAATCCAACTCAGGCACCGACATACTTGGACGCAATTGCTTGACCAGTTTCAGAGTTTCTTTCCGTGTGGTTGGATTGTNTGATAGGTCTTTCATCAGCATTGCGAGTTGGTCGCGCTGTTCTAGTGAAATGTCTTCTAAACTCATGGCTATCCCCTAACTTCGATTAAATAACTTTTTTGGTATCGCCAGGACGCGACATGGTCATCATGTTTTTGTATCCGGCTTTTGGTGCGGAGGTTAAGCCGCCAAATTGTGAGTAACGTGGTGTATTGATAATCTGACCATTTTTTTGGTTGTTATCAGTGGGGTTGCGTGGGCTTGATGCGCCGCGTGGTTTAAACAAATCCATGTTGATTCCTTTACATTGGGGGCGGCATACCGCCGCCTGGAGGGGGAGGAAGTCCACCGGCACCGCCTGGGGGAGGTGGAGGAGGAGGGGTAGAAGCAGGGCCGCCCACGGGTGGCAACGGTTGTGTGCCGCCAGGTGGCAATCCAGGTACTAAAGGTGCTTTGTTCATTGCTTGCATCTGCGGTGACATACCGCCAGCCTGTGGCAGGTTTTGCAAGAGTTGCAAAATTTCTGACTGTTGAAGTTCGCCAGTCTTTGCTTTGCGCGGCCCGATCACACCAGTGATAGCGCGGATAGCTGCAATGATCTTCTCGCCTTCAGGCGTTTGTGAACCAATGGCTGGCAAGGCTTGTTCAAGCATATCTTGCGCCATGCCAAGATTAATCATCGAGGCTTCACGGTTTCCCATCTTAGGTTCGGGAGTTGACATGGGTGCACCCATCGGAGGCGTTGCACCATCAGACATTCCCATTGTGTTATCAGCGGGCGGGGGCAAGCCTCCAGGTGTGGCTTTGTCTTTTTGACCTGCCATCAACTTCATTAACTGATCTGGTGGTACAGCCATAATCAATTCCTAAGTAATTTGCGACAGAATAATCTTCTGTACGCGTTTGTCAAGAGGAGGAGTTATTTTTTTTGTTCCCGACCCTCGGCAGGACTTATCGGCTACACGATAATCACAGGGTTTAACCCCTAATGATTACTTGCGTGATTTACGGCCTTTGCGAGCTTTACGCATAGTGCACTCCTTGTAGAATGACGGCCACCAAATTTAAGGGAAGGCAGCCAAACCCTATACCCTGAACAGGTATTCTATCTAGTCGCACGACCATAATTCTTTCTTCCAGAAGTACGTTCGGGTGACTTAATTGCATTTACACGATACTGCAAATTCGGTGAACTTTCACCTCTTTTTAGGGACTCAGTAGAAACCCTAGGTTGATCTGCTTTAGGTTGTACTTGATCTGCCATTACGCCGCCTTTGGAACCGCTTTAGGCTTAGGCCCACCCTCTGGTTTAGGTGCAGCCGCCTGTTTGGCTTCCATTTGTTTAAGTTGATCTTTTAACAACTGTTTCATAGGTGGTTCTGTCAGATCAATGAGCGACTCTTTGCTAATTGCCCCGACTTTGTGCAACTGGAAGGCCAATTGCTTGGTATCTTCAGTAAAGATTGGCGAATTCGAGTGTGCATCAACTTTTACTACATAATCTTTAGTAAATTGTTCTGCAATAAAAGGAACGCCTTCTGTATCTTGAAAATGCGTCGGATCATAAGCTTGTATGAGCTTGAGATACAACGTTGCAACTTTTTCAAGGCTGTCTTCAATGATAAGTGCACGTTTCTTAGCGCGGCTTGAGCCTAAACGGGCTAATTGACTTGCGTGGCCGGTAGAACGCACACCAGCCTCGCCTTTGCCGGATAAAACGTTGCTAATACCCGACACTTCGCTAAACATATCATCAATTTCGTGAATGACTTCAAACAGATTGCTTGGCATCTCAGGTGCAAGACGCTCGACCTTAGAGTTTGGCATATCGCTTGCAAGCAAACCACCGGCACGGTTAAGAGAGAAGTTCTTCTCATCCAATATGCCAGTAAAGCCTGACAATGCGGTGGGCGGGTTCACTTGTTTGGATAGCAAGTCTAAGACTTCAGCCATACGGTTATTACGCAAGGCTTGTAGCAATTGCAACTTCTGAACTTCAGACGCACCCCAAAAATAATCGTAAAGCGGGTTGGGGCAGAGTTGCGTGAATGGGCATTCGCCTTTTAAGAACAACGATGCGCCTGGGCGGTCATAGACAATGACGTCGGGACTAGCCATAGTAACAACCTGATAGTCCATTGTGTCATCGTTCCACACCCACAGCTCGTGCATCTCAACGGTATCTTCTGCAATACGCGCTTTGTAACGGTTTTGGCCGTACAAATCCATGTTGACTTGACCATACATGGTGGGATTGCTTTGAGAAAGCACAATCCGATTGACTGCATCGGGGATGTCAGACTCAGATACTTTGATGCCGGTGGTCACGCGCTTGACAATAGCTTCGCGCTTGGGATGCGAATACAGGCGTGAGTAAAGTTCAGACTTTGTAATGTAGTACCGTTGGCAAATAGCTTCTTGCCGGTTGGTATAAGGCAAGTCCTCGCGCAGCACACCCATCGCGCTTGGTTCAATCATGTACGGGTGAATCCCGTTGTTGTAAACCAGTTTGACAAAGGTGGTGTTGTAGACCAGCGCCCAAGTCAATGCTGTTGAAAATACTTGGTCAGCATTGCTGTTTAGCCATTCGTCGTTAAGTGCCAACGTAAGGCTAGGTGTCTTGCGGTGTTCTTCGTGCTTGACCGCAGCACCCAACGCGATACTAAAGCGGGTGCTTTCTGCGGAATACAAGAAGGATGTGAGTTGGTCAAGGTGCGGATTGACTTTGTTAAAGTAGGCGGGAGGCTCTTCCGGCCCCGCGCCAAACAAGTAGTATGCACGATTGATCGCATAATCACCTTTGCGCTCTTCTCTAGACACCATGCACTTCTGCATTAGGTCTAAGTAGAAATCCTCGCGTTCATTAGGTGATGATGGGATTCTCATTTTTTGATCTGCAAGTTATCAGGGTCACGCATTGTACCTTGAGGGTGGACTACAGGCCCATTATTGATCCCTGCGGCACGCGGTGTCAAGCCCACAGATTCGCCGTTTACAGATTTACCAAACTGTCCGGCAAGCACAGATTGCATATTCATCCCTTGGAACCCGCCCCCCCAGATTGCGGCATCACCAGGACGGGCTTCGCGCGGCGCGTCCGCTTGCGGTTGAGGTTGGTTTTGGGAGTCTTTGCGGGGGCGGCCGCGCTTTTTGGGCGTGGCGTACTTTTCGGCTTCGGCGTACTCTTTTTCGNTGAACTTGTTGTTACGGGTGAGGTAACCGGCTTGGTTTTCACCTGGGCGGGTGGACTTGATGTCTGACATTCCGAATTCGTTGGCGAGTTGCTTGAGTTGCTTGTCGGCGGCTTTACTTTTATCGCTTTTAAACCCAGGAGCCTGGAGAAAAACTTGGAGAACATAATCGGTACACCCCTTTGGACAAACGGCCTCATAACCTTCAAAGAAACCGTGTTCTTGACATTTGTAATCGCGTAGTATGCGTGACATATTAATCCCCTAACTGGTCTGCAAGTGTGTCTGAATAGTCTGCGCGGTTCTTGATCCCAAGTTTTAACTTGATCTCGCCCCCAACCACTTGTAGTCCATAGCCGCGCATTGCTAAAGACTTAGGGGTCTTGCGGTACTGCACAAACTTTGTATTGTCTTGGTTCTTCATAATCGCCACATGGCCACCGCGCCACTCATCCCAACCTTTGCTCACCCGTCGCTGAACGTATTCGCTTAAAGGATGGGTTTGCAAGAGAAAGACACGTTCTATGTATTTTTGATCTATACCGCAAAGTTCGGCAAACAATTTAATGCTAATGCCACGGTCTTTATCAGACAAGAATCTGTGAATTATTTTCAGTAATTCAGCTTTAGAGTGGTACGTTTTCGGAACCATAGACACCGATCTTCTTTAAATAATCGCTAACGTTACGCCCGACAGCGAGTTGTTCAGAGGTAAAGTTTTGTTCAACCTTGGATACTATGCGGCTAATCTTGCGCCNAATCAACTGAGGTTGCACCTGTTCGGCAAAAGCAGCAGCGGCCAAAGCACTCGCAATGACGCGATCATCTTTGTTGCGCCCAGAGGCTTCAATCGCCCCGCCATCACGCACCACGGTCTTCATCTCTTCAATGGTATCCATATCCAAAATATCCATCATGCTGCGCTCAAAATAATCTTTCATGTACGACAGCATCCGTTCTTTGGTAGCCGAGGTGGTCAGCCAGCCCATGCTAGAAGACATCCCGCCTAGAGAATCGTTCTTTCTCCAAATGTAGTTGGTCATCGACGCATAGACGTTCATCAAAGACGCCCCCATCGAGTTACCCATGTTGGCAGCTAGGCGCTTGAGATTACGGAGTTCGTTAATGACGGCTTGACCTGGTCCATTGACTTCAAGATTAAGCGTAGAGTTCTTGTAGGCACCGGCTAAGTGAGCAATCACCCACGCAAATTGATAGGTGTTCATTTCACTGGTGGCAAACGCCGCGACCTGCTCCAAACCGTCGGAGTAGGCTCGATAGACTTGTATGCAAAACCGATCAGCCCAATCGCTAGAACCATAGGCAGGATCAGCACCGATAACGTAGTAAGCAGTATCGAGTGGTTCCTCCCAGACCTTAAGTGAGGCAAGACGTTCGGTGGATTTGAGCACGTTGGTGTCTTGAAAGTTTGCACCAAAGGAGTAGCGGTAGTAGTCGCAGGTTGTTTTCTTGGCAATCTTAGCGGCATCTGTGCACCTTGCATTAGAAAAGTAAGACGTACCGGTCATAACAAAAGCGTAGTCTTCAGTTGGTGGAAACTCTTGGTACATTAAAGAGTCATCCTTGATACCTTCAAGGAGTTTCCAACGCCACCACGCAATCTGGCGCGAGTTGATCTCAACACCATAGAGTTTTTTAATGTCACGCACCCATTCTTTTTCTTCACCTGTCAGTCTGCCATCCCAATACACTTTGTATGTCTGACCTTCAGGGTCCAGTGAATACAGTTCATTGCGCCACCAGCCACAAAAAATGGCGCGCTGCGTGCGTGCTCTTTTACTAGTGGTATACATATCGTGGAACATATTAAATCCACGGGCAGTAGATTCAAAGATATACATCCGCATTGGGTTGGTTTCAGCCAAAGACGCCAGTAGTGAGGCAAGTCCTTCCTCGTCACCCCATGATGAAGTTTCAGTCCCATGTAGGAATGTGATTGCTTTTCCACGGCCAAGCGTCCCCTTACTTCTTGTTCCTGCCACCTGATAAAACAAACGAGAGCGGTTCTTCAGGCTCATCTGTGTGCGGTTATGTGCAATCACAGGTATCTTGTATTCTTTCGGTAAGCCTTCCATGTACATCGACAAGGTAGAACGAAACATATCCCGATTCTCTTCAGTATCGGTTGTGAGCGTCCCCTGAAGACCTGGGTTGATAAAGTGCCAGTACAGGTCAAGCGCAAGCGAGATTGTAGTAATCCCTAACTGGCGGCCTTTGAGAATCGTAAAGAAGTGAACATCCTCTTCTAGTCCTTTGGCAATCTCACTCATCACATACTTCTGGGTGCCAAGCAAGTTATCCATCTTGCGTAAGCCCTGCTCTTTGGTTTCAATCTTGAGCTGCTTACAGAAGTTGTAAAACTGTTGCAGATTAAATGCGGCCATCATTTTCCCAGTTTGCAATGTTTGCGCGTACACGATTATCTCTCGCACACGCAATCAACTCTTTGTACATATTCTCAGAGTATTTCTCTTTCCACTCGCGTGCGAGCTTAATCTTTTGCTTCTTGGTTCGGCAAGCTAAAGCACGCTGCATCTGCACCATAAGGTCTACACGGCTTTTGTACAGTTCCCTAGTGCACTGGGTTGCCATACTTCAAGATCTGCTCGTGTAGCGCCTGTATCTGCGTCTGAGCCACCAGCAATAACCGATTGCTCTCAGTGTGCACACGCATTAACTCACCAAACATCTCAGTCTTGTTCATCGACCACACACGATCAAGGTACTGTTTCCTCGCAGCCTCTTCAGCCGTCTGGATCAACTCCTCAATCACCTCTGCACCGTTCACATTAATACTCATCTAATTCACCTCCAAAGTAAACAAACAACTTCTTAGCCGCCTCATACACCTCTGCGTCTTCATCATTGTCTTCATCCTCTAATAGGTCTAATACCTTCTCCAGATGAACCAACATCAACTTATCCAACAAGTCATTCAAACGATCCTCCATACCCTCACCCCCCCGTCTTCAGTCCTGGCTACAAACTTCTTACCGTACCGCTTGGCAGCCCTCAGGTTTGAGTTACACACCTGCTGCAACGGCATATCCTCAAGAAAGAAACTATCACCAACCTCCATCGACTCATACGGATATAACGTCCGTGTTCGCCTAGTCGGCACCGGTATATCTTTATCTACTTGTATCATCACCTAACCCCATAACGCAATACACAAATAATAGCAGATGTTGCGGAAAAGGCTATTTTTCTTTGGGGGGGGAAAGGAAAGGTGCACCCTCCAGCCGCCCTCCCCGCCCATCACCGTCCACGCTGCATCGAGGTGCCTGGCTGTCGCGTCTAGAGTATGCGCGTCTAGCGAATGCGATCGAGTCCCAAGTCCAAGTAGAGTGCGGCTATGGCGTCAGGGTATTGATGTATCCGGTTATGTATATAGTAGTGGCCCATTGGCCCCTACGCGTAGAGGGTAGAGGGTTGCATACTTTCCAACTATTGCCCTTTGCTTCGCTCGGGTCGCTGGTTGATAACTATAGATAACTAGGTTACTATGTCCCTTATAATAATTAGAATAATTAATAAGTATCTATATATACAACGACACTAAGTATTACTTATTAGGGTAAGTCCCTATAAAATATATTGCACTAATACTTGTATACATCAATTAATCATGTATACTAACACTTGTAATATCTCAATCAATCAGGTAACTTATTAGGAGCTAGACCATGATTCAAAACGTACAACTCTCAGACTTTCGTACTGCCTTTGCTCAATGCCGCAGACAGTCACAGTTCAGTTATGAGGCTCTTGGCTTATTGTTTGAGTATCTAGAAGAAATTGATTCTTCATACGACTTAGATGTAATTGAGCTGTGCTGTGAGTATGCAGAGTCAACACCGGAAGAGATTGTTAATAGCTACTCAATAGACATTGAGGGCTTGCAGGACGACCAGGTTCAGCGAGCCGTACTTGATTACCTCTACAACAATACTCAGGTCGTTGGCGTCACCCATAACGACACAATCGTCTACTGCTCATCATTCTAAGGGGTCAGCTATGGTAATCATCGAACGAGCAAAGGATTTCCTATATGTCTGCGACTATAACGGTTACGCAAACGGTAAGGAATACCACATCACTAAAGTAAAAAAAGAATATGTTGCAAACCAAGCGTATGCAAAGGTTCAAGTAAGAGCACGCACACTCAAAGAATTAGCCGCCAAACTGGAAGAGGTGACAGTATGACAAACAAACAATTATTCAATGATGCTATTGCTTTGGTACTTATGGCAGTGGCTTTTATCTTGTGTCTTTTTATATAAAGTCGCTCTAGAATCGATTTAAAGGGCTATTGCAGCCCTTTTTTATCGTCTTAGTTATCCAAGTATCAATTCTGGCGTTAACGTCTTAAAACGCTTATTTCAAGGATGAATAAACATGAATATTTATGATTATATTTTTATCTTTTACGCCGTCCTGGCGGTTATTGGCTTTGGTGCGTTGTGTGTGAGGTGGTACAAGCGCACACATATAGAAGAAAAATCCCCCGCGCGCGTGTTGCAAGGTGAG